CCAAATGCGAACACCTAATTTGTTATTCTCTATACGCACCTGCGTTTCTAGTGTCCAACCCTTTGTTTCTGCTACATTTTTTATTTGTCTTACAGCCTCCTGGACATCCACACATAAGATAAACACAGAGGAACTTGTCACCATACTGTCCCAGTTTATCACTATACGCACCCCATCAGGGTTCAAATCATCCGATTTTAATATTCCCTGCCGCAATCTCATCGTTTATAGAACAATCAACTTGTATAACCCATGTAGGAGGTAGATTCATGTGTGTGCCTCTACTTAGTCGCATTTTAACCTTCGTGGCTCCTAGTTTGCTTGTTAGATCTTGTAAAAAGGCGTTATAGTTTATCTGATGCTCTCCACACCATGCCTTCAAAGGTTTTGGTACAAGAAACGCACGTTTTAAATCTGTCTCGTATCGAGCTACAAGTTTACCTCTTGGTAAGGCTTCAGGTATGACAAGATTAGCTACATCACCTTCCTGTTTACGTAAGTCCTCTGTGCTTTTAATCCATAGCACGTTACTCCAATGTTCGTGTATGTAATCATTAAGTGTCTCTTCTACAGATATACTCATGTCTTCGACTTGACGCTTGTTCTCTTTCAAACGTTCTACTGCCCATTGGAATAGCTTTTTAGTGTCGTATTGAACCAAACCACACCGCTTTGCTAGTATGATACCAGTTAGAGTACAAGCCACCAGTACAGACCAGTATCTATTCTCAGCAGTAAGGTTTGCTTTCATATCAACTTTTTCTTGCACCTGCCGTATAAGTTTCTGCACCTCGTCTAAGTTTTCCATGACATGCTTGATGTATATCTTACCTGCGTGTCCATAATTGTTCTGTAAACATGAACTAAACACGTCTGTTTCTTCTTTTGTGTCAAATTGCATGCGACTGACACGGCACTCCAGTATGCGTTGTGCTTCAGCTTTTGGCATAGCTTTTATAATACTTATACGCTCTACCATGCTTGTGTTCCCTGTAGTTACAGCCAGTAGCTTCCATGCCTCACCTCTGTGACGCTCCACGTTACTGCTCGCTGACATGCGCCCACGCTGTCTACCCCCTGTCAGTTGATATGCTAAGTTGGATAGTTCTTTCCCTGAAGTATTTGTAAGCTCGTCCATATACATTGGTAGGTTGTGGTATATCTCACCTCTGTTCATCTTTGTATTGTACGTGTCTCGCTCGTGCATAATCAGATCTTCTGGACTGCCCCACACAGATGCCCCCGCTATCATGGCAGTTGTTTTACCAACCCCTGACTCCTTACTGTATATATGTAAAGCAGCACAGTTTATGGGGGAGAACTTCATCAACGGAGAACCAAACGACGTGCCAAGGACAAACTGATGTAGCTCAAAGTTCTCACGATTATAAAAGTTAACTGTGTCTTTCCAATCCTCCAATGTACCTTTCGGTTCAAAAGACGGAAACAAACTAGCCGTAGGTGTAGAGGGTGGATTAAACTTTGTCTCGTTGATAGTTACCTCTTCGTTACCAAGCACAAAGCCCTCGCACTCATCATTAGTCCACCCAAATTGCCTACGAGCTTCTTCCGCAACGCTCTTAGCTTGTAATTGATTAACCCATGTAGTTGTGTATGCCATTATCTCATCCATTCTTAGTACAGCTATGCCGTGCATAGACAGTTGTTTTCTTAGTTCTTCTTTAGATGTTACAGCAGTCAGAGGAACTGTAAACTCTCTTACACCATCTTGAGGTAGATGCAGTCGCATAACGATAGCCTCTCCGACCTCTACATCCATGATACGTTTCACAACGTATAGATCATTCTGGTATATCATCTTTTGTTCTAGCTCACCATCAGCAGATTTAAAATCTACGTACACACCACCATTTGCCCCTCGAAAGTATGGTTCTGGGTACAAAGGTATGTCATTTGATGTGGGAGCTTTCTTTATGCTTTTACCTAAAACTATGGGAGATGTTATCTTTTCCCAATGCGGACACGCAGAACATGGCTCTGGGTCTTCCTCTGCAAACTTAGCACACGTATAAGGACCCTTTATGAGATCTGCTTTCTCTTGTGTTAAGTATTCATTATACTCAGGGTGTCTTTCTGACATCTTATGCACAGCTTTGTCAGAGTCGTTACAAAACCTAGCTATAGATAATCCTGCTCTCCATAGTGGTTCGCTTATATCTTGTTGGTTCTCCATTATATTCTTTAGTTGTTCGCACCCCACACCTCTCATCGTCTTGGATAGTATGTTCTTAAATCCAAACTCTGAGTTCTCTATCAGGGCTTGCTTGAGAGCGTTAGCTTCGTTGCTAACTTCGGCAAGAGTCGTTGCGTTCTCCTTACCCACGAGCCGTGCAAACTCTTCAAACTCCACGTCGTGAAACTCACCCGTGCCAAGAAACATGACAGGTTTCTGTGTGCCACGCTTGTGGTTATGTGTGCCAGGGACTCTGAGTACCCGCGCAGCGTCGGCAGTTACACCATTGTCTGCTGACAAGTTATGCTGTATACACATGTCCTTGAGGCCCTGCGCTACGGGTAGCCACTTAACATATGGTACACTCTCTGTAAGAACCCAGTATACATGTATCCCATACCCAGAGTTTATTAGCATGGGTCGAGGCAGTCCTGTTGCTTTTACAAATCTTTTTAAATCGTGAAAAGCTGTGTTTTGGTCAGGGTATTCTTTACCGACACCGCAGTCCAAATCTAAGTAAAAAGAACTCAAGCTCTTTACGTTTGTTACTTTTCTATCGTTGCTTGTTGTAAAAGTGGCTAATCCAAAGTATGCGTTTATACCTTCAGCGTCTAACTCGTTAGCCCTGCTTATTACATCATCTATAGTTGCATGGAAGCTCTGTACTTTCTTGTCACCAAGACCTAGTACAGAATAATATCCATCACCTAAAACTCTCTCTAAAAATTTTTTTGTTTCCATTTTTCCCACCTTGTGCCGAAGACACCACGACAAGATACGGCACGTTATCCTTTCGGCAAAAGCCTAGTCGTGGTGAGGTCATATTAATCGTCCCACTTATCGACGATTTTACCCAAGTCGTCATCAGCATCCTTGGTGGGAGGGGAGGGCTTCTTAACGACCTTCTTTGGTTCTGCCACCGCATCATCTGAAGCATCAAAAGGATTTTCTTCCTTTGCTTCAAATACAAACCCATCAGTTTCTCCAAATGGATTTTTGTCTTCATAAGGTATGTACTTTATAACCTGTACTCCTTTGAGACGCAGTGAAACATTCTGCTTGCCACCCATGTCGTATGGAACAAACTGCACAGCTATATTAACTGTGCTACCCGTGGTCAACAAGAAATCCGCTGGTAGCCTGTTACCCTTCGCGTCAACCTGTATGGGTCTAGGAGTGGCTTTGTTTTTATACGCACCTTTTAAATTAGCCTTGTGCGTAAACATACCTTCGTCATCTTTAACAAACAACCTTTCTAAATCATCTGCCCACTTCTCTTTCTTGTTAGCCTTGTACGTCTTTGCCATCTCAATATACAAAGCTTTGGCAGTATCGTTGTCCATACGAAATTGTATAGAATATTCTGCGCCATCAGCCAGTGCCTCACACTCCACAGACCTACCAACTTTACTATCAAAGTGATAAGTTGTGTTTATTTTAGGCCATAGAGCCTCTACGTTTTCTATAATATATTGTTCCATGTTTTCTCCTTCTCTCTATATTATATATCTTCATCTAGTTCAGCTAGTGAATCTTCGCCCACTGTTTCTTCGCTACGTTTACTAGATGCTTTCATTACTGCCGTGACCACGTCGCTAAGACGAAACCTGTAAGTGTGACCTATTTTCATAAAAGCCTCTTCAGGTATGTGCTTATGCTTTACCCAGTTACGAACAGTCGTTTGTGACACGCTAAAATGTTTAGCTACGTCATCTATGGTTACAAAAGGTTCATTCATTTCTTCCTCACAGAAATTGTTACTTCTTCTTCAATCTCTAATCCCTCTGGCTTGAGATCAGGATTCTCCTCCAAGAACTCTCTCATGTTCGCCTGATTGATACGTTTGTCAAGTAATTGAGGTGCATTTTCTTCTACAATAAGTTTGTGTATTGCATCCCATTCACTAACCCAGTATTTCTTTTTAGTCGAACGAAAGAATAGCCCTTCGGAAGTTCTTGCGCTTTCTACATTGTGATCTTCACAATGATCTAGCATTGCCTGTTTTAATCTATCCAATTCACGTATGAGACCTCCGTCTTCTTCTTTGAACTTGGCAGATAGCATAGATCGTTCTGCTCGAATACGTAAGTACGCCTTCACCAGTTTGTCAGGGGTTACTTTGCCACCCATATCTCTCTCCTATTTTTATTATATGCTAACATATAATATCAAAATGTATCTTAGTCAAGCACTTCTTTATAAAGTTCTACAAATTTTGTGTGAACGTTTATTTTCTTATCTAATAGTCTGTAAACGTGCTTTTCTGCGTCAGAGCCTTGCAGTTGCACAACCGTGCATTTGTGTGTTTGTCCAGACCTATGCACACGTGCGTTTGCTTGGTCGTATGTTTCTAACGAACTGGTTGGCCCCCACCACACAACTGTGTTAGCTCGTGTTAACGTAACACCATGCGCAGCCGCCTGTGGTTGTATAACTAAGACTCGTGGGTCAGTATTGTCCTGAAACGATTTAAATATTTGTGTGCGTCTGTGCGCAGGAACATCACCACGTATGACCTCTGTGGTTATACCTTCCGTGCGTAGTTTGTCTGTTAATATGTCTATAGCGTGTTTAAATGGCACGAATACAAGAACTTTTTGGCTCGACTCGTCGATAACTTCACGTAGCACTTTGTACCTGTTACCTATATCAAACTCTAGTATGTCACCTTCGTCTGTGTATATAGCCCCTGCGGATATCTGTAGTAACTTGTTAAGGGTCACAGCTGCATTAACCGCAGTCACTTGCTCTCCTGTAATCTCCAACACAAGTTTAGTCTTCAGTTCTTTGTAGTATTTCTTTTGTTGTGACGTAAGTTCCACTTGTCGTTTGGTATACACCATTGGGGGCAAGTCAAGGCACTCTTCTTTAGTAAATCGTATAGCAGGTTGTAACGCTCTGTATACTATATCTGTAGCATCAGAACGTATCTTCCACGTAAACTGCGATACTTTAAACATAACCATATCTTTAAACGCACCAAAGAATCTAGGTACGCTTTGTGGATTAACTAACTTAGCTAGTCCGTATGCGTCTGTAGGGTTCTGTGCCGCAGGTGTACCTGTCATCATCCACAGCCACGTGTTATCGTGTATTAGTTGACGTAAAAGTTTCCAGCGTCTTGTTTGGGCATTCTTATAATGTGTGGCTTCGTCTACAATAATAAGATCGAACCCACCTTTCTTTAATTCATCTAGTACAATACCAATGCCATCGTAGTTTATAATCACGTAATCTGCACCTTCTTGCACAATCTTCTTACGTTTATCTGCTGACCCATGTGCCACTGATACAGTTCTATGCGTAGCAAATGTAAACAAGTCATCACGCCATGCGCTATCCATGATCGAAAGCGGGCATACTACAAGCACTCTGTTTATGACACCTTGTTTCAATAGAAAGTCTGATGCCCATATGGCACTCGCTGTCTTGCCTGTGCCTTGTTCGTTGAAACAAAAACCCTTTTGGTGTATGGTAAGGAATGATGAAGTCGAGACTTGGTGCTGAAATGGTTGGTATCTTCCTGTCCATTTGTATTTTACTTCTATGGGTGATGGTGATTTTATACCTAGCCGATTCAGGCTCTGTGCCTCCTCCAGACCCCACTTAACTATAACTTCGTTGTCACCTACCTTTTGGCTTTTAGGTATGGCGTTTATTACTTTGTCAGGGTCACGTAAGCGTAGGCGTAAAGCCTTGTTGTCTATTATTTGCATTTCTCTTTCTCATTTTTATATTTATTTCTTAGTCTTCTTCTTGGACTTTTTTAACACGGATTGTATCGTCTTCGCTTGTTTCGCATGGGTCTTTGATGCTTTGCTTAGACCCTTCGCTACTTTCTTTAGTTTGTTTTGTATCTGCCTAGTCATTTTTTCTTGGTCGCCCCCTTTTTCGCTTCATGCTTGGCTCTGAGTTCTTGCTTTGCTCTTTTTGCGATAGCGGCTTGCCTTGGCTTTCCTGCGACTTTGGCTCGTTGCTCCACCACAGTAAGAATTTGAATCTTCCTAGCATATGGCTTATTAATACGCTTAACCTTACGAGCAGTTGCTTGGGCATCTGCCACAGTGGCAAATTTAATAGGGACTGTATCTTTGGGGTTTTCATCTGTGTAAAGTCTCCTTCCTGTTCCTTTTGGTTTCTTACCTGTTCCGACTTTAGGGTCTTTCTTTTTCATTTCTTTTTCTTCTTCTGTCCGTTTCTTGCTCTATTCTTTGAGGGACTTTCTAACCTCGTGCCATCTTTGTTTGAACCACCTTTGCTTAACATCTTATTGTGTGATATGTCTTTGCCCTTACGATTGATACCCTTCTTGTCGTACGCTCTTCTTGCACGTTGTCGCTCCATTCTAGCTGGGTGTTCTCCACGTTCCTTTTGTTTCTTATATTCTTTTTTATAAGGTCTGGGTGATTTAGTGTACGGCATCAGTTACTCCCATTGTAAACACACTCTATGACCGCGCAGTGCCTACGGCATAATCCACTTGGTCGTGCGTTCCATATGTCATTATCGTGTGCGACTTGCATGCGCTCATAGTTAGCTAACCATTTATCCCACAAGTCTGTCAACATATCTATTGTGTATTTTGCTTTTATAAATTTGTTAGCCACAACAAACATCAAAGCCGCATTAACCTGTTGAACTGTGGGAAAGTGTTTAAATGTAGCCATCGCCATAAGCTCCAGTTGTCCTTTATCTGCATATTGTGCATTACGTCCAGTCTTATAGTCTACCACCCATGCTTTCGTGTCGTCAACTATTACCAAGTCTGCTATGCCACGCCACCACACGTTCTTGTCTTTGAACCCACATGGCTCAAGCTCTGCGGTCAGACCCATACGCATCTCTGTAAACTTGTTACCCTGTCTGCGTTCAAGTGCTTCGAGGGGGCCTCTGAGAAAGGCAAACCTATCTGGTATTGGTGTTCCATCACGTATGAAGTCCTCCGCTACAGCATGCAGTTCTGTGCCGTAACGCATAGCCTCTGTGTGTGGCTCTTTATAATCTTTAGCTATTTTCATATGATAGAACTGTTTGGGGCATTGCTCAAACGCCTTCATTCTACTATATGACCAAGGTGCTATACTCACTCACATTCTCCATAAGATTTGCCTGTTCCCGATTCGCAATCTATCGGTAGACCTTCTGCCCATTCTGGTGGTTGGCGCATACATTCTTCGACGTATTGCTGTGCCTCGTCCACCTCTTCGTCTTTGACACAACACGCTATACTGTCATGCACTGTCAAAACAACTCTGTACCTCTTCGCTATTTGTAGCATTTGTTCGCCAATAATGCAACGAGCTATCGCTTGGCACACGTTCTCTATTACTTTACCGCCATATATTCGTACGCGACCGCGCCTTGTCTTGTAGTCAAACTCTACACCTTTATCTGTAGTGGTAAACTGTAAGTCGTCATAACGTAAGTGTAGTCCAGAGGGTAGAAGTATCTTGCCATCTTCTACAAACAAAACACCATACAAACCAAACGTGTTGCCATCTTTTAGAAACAACTGAGCGTCACGCCACAGTTTATTTATCTTGTGGTTCGTTTCTCTGTATATCTTTATAACACGTCGTGCTTCATGTAGCTCCATGTCAAACCCAAATGTCTTAAGTTGGTCTTGAAACTTCTGCGCTCCCATGCCATACCCTGCGCCTAGAATTGTAGTTTTACCAACAAAGCGTTGGTCTTTCGTAATTTCGCTCTCTGCTACACCATATATTTTTGATGCCATCTTCTTGTAAACATCTTCACCCTTGGCAAACGCTTGGGTCAAATCGTCTTGTTCGGCAAGCCACGCCAACACCCTTGCCTCTATCTGTGCCGAATCCGCATCTATTATAGAGTATCCTTGTGGTGCAATTATGCCACGCTTTAGCATGTTTGCGTTCGCGCCACGGCTCGGTAAGTTCTGTAAATTTATCTTATCATCACCACCCCAACGTCCTGTATGAGCCGCGTAATATCTAACAGGCACGGGCAAAGTGCCTCGTTTTGCTATGTCAATAAATCTCTGCGTTCGCGTTTCTTCAAGTGTGCTTTTATTACCCAACCTGGCCGCAACAAGTGATTGAACTCTCTCGTCCTGATGTGTTAACAGGCGTTTGAATCCTTCGTCAGACTTGGCAAAAGCCCATGTCTCCTTACCTGTAGTGGGGCTTATCTTCTTAGGAGGTGATACATCATATGCAGCAAGTAGCTTCGCAAACTTATCGTTACTCATCAAATCTTCTTTTGATGCACGAGCGTCCATAAGTAACTCTTCCTTGTGTTGACGTGTGTTGCTGAGATGATCTTCTAGTAAATCTAGATCCAGATCCAAAACAGGCTCTACGAACATACGTAGTGACAAGTCAATAAGCTTAAGTTCTTTTTTTGGGAACCCTTTTGCCATGATTGCAAATAAGTCATACGTCAAATCTACATCGTTGACAGCGTAGTCACCCAACCGTTCTAGTTCTTCGTCGGTGAAGTCTTGTCTATGTTTGTCGAGCGTGTTCTGTATCTCATCACCCTTCTCACCTACACCATACTTCTGTGACAATGCCTTTAATGATACGCTCTCTTCAACTCCGTTGACGGCTCTCGCTATACAAACTGTATCAGTATAAGCACGAGGCTTAATACCAAATACCCAAGA